ATCTGCTGTACCGCAATGTCTGGATGAGGCTTAGTTATATCTTCATCTTCTGGTATTTCTCTCCAACGTATTACAACGGGATTGTCTTCTGCTGTAAAATCTGGGCGTTTATGCCACATTGAAGATACCCTACATTGTTTCCAGTAGTTCAACCAGGTTTCATAGTTTGCAACTGTACTAGCAGTTTCGAAATCAATCATTATATTTTCTCCTATGGATCGGTGGGTGTTGTAAGTCCTATTATGGCAAAATAAGCGGGACCTGTGTTATTAACAATTGTGCCAGTTGGTTCATATGTTCTTGTGTAAACACCATCCTGGTACCAAAACTCTCCACCACTCCCCGTAGGACCACTTAAAACAACATCGTAGTTACCGTGGGTGTGTATGTAGTCGTATATTGTTCCCCTAATCGTGTAGTTTTCATAAGTCACGGTGCTTACCGCATATTTTGGATGTCTTCTGTAGATTATGTTTAGATAAACATCATTTATTAATTTAGATGTAGCACTATAATTTGTGCTGGATTCTAATTGTATTTCATTATTGGTGTCGTCCCACCTAATATAGTTATCTGGAGTTGTTGGTTCAGTTGTATTTGCAGTTTTTAGCCATAATCTATAATCACCCTGAGTCGTTTGTTGGTAGTTGTTATGGCCTGGCGTATCCCACCCCGTCACATGATAGTCGCCCTCTTCTAGTGACCCTGGTGCACTAAGATATATTGTATCGTCCATAAACTGTCCTTTATCAGACCAGGTTCCTCCGCTTGGAGCCGTTGTCGCAACTCTATAAGTGCCTACTTCATCTCCAGATACCATTTGAGTAAGACAATGATCTGCAAGTGTGTCTTGAAGATCAGTTTCGGAAATTGGTCCTATTTTTAAATCGGGATCAGACCAATATAATATTCCTGTGTTGTTTATTGTTGCGGAATCAGGGGGATCAATGCCAGGAACTTCTGCCAGTTTATTTTGGTAATACAACGTAACTTCCTGTGCGGTAGTTGTTTGATCAGAAGTAAAATCTGTATCTGGTTCATGTAGGGCATCGTAGGTGGGGTCGTCTAGGGGAATATTATCATTTGGTTCTGTATGTTGTCCCATTATTCTGTGAGTATTAGTCGCCCCCCCAATTTGATACCACGTACTGTCGGGTTGAGTCTTTCCTCCATCATTCCCCATTGTCCCTGGAATAGTAGTTCCTCCCGTGTCTAAAAGATATGCATATCTTTTTCTTAGATAATAACTAAGAACTTCTAAAGTAGTACCAGAAGCGCCGCCTCCATCTGCAAACATCCGAAGGTCTTGACCTCCGGAATCCCAATATAAGTGTCTGTATTGTGTCATAAATAATCCATTGACATAAAGTTCAAAATAGTGTAAACTATATAATTATAATCTTATATGTTATTTATATTTATTTAGTCATTAAAAGAAAAGTGCTTATGAAAATCCTATATATTACCCCCCATTTATCTACAGGTGGCGCACCCCAATATCTTCTCAAAAAAATAGAACTATTACATAGTGACAATGATATTTATGTGATCGAATATAACGATTATGGTATCTATAGAGTTCAAAAAGATAAAATATTGAACATTTTAAATGATCGGCTAATAACTTTGTCCGAAGATAAAACTGATATACTAAAGTATTTAGATGAAATAAGACCAAATATTATTCATTTTGAAGAAATGCCCGAATTTTTTATGGATAATGAAATAGCAGAAAAAATTTATAAAAAAAGTAGAAATTATTTAATTTTTGAAACTTCTCATGATTCTTCATTTAGTCCTGATGCTAAAATATTTTTACCTGATAAATTTTTATTTTGTAGTGATAATCAATTAATAAATTTTAGAAAAATAGATGTTCCTGCTTGTGTTATAGAATATCCTGTTGATAAAAAATCAAAAGACAAACACAGAGATGTTACTCTAAGAGAATTGGGGATTGATCCTGCTTTGAAACACGTATTGAACGTTGGGTTATGGACATCAAGAAAAAATCAAGCAGAAATTATTGAATACGCCAAACTTTTACCCGAAGTACAATTTCATTTTGTAGGAAATCTTGCAGAAAATTTTAAAGAATATTGGGAACCTTTAACAAAAGATTTACCCGATAATTGTACAGTTTGGGGAGAACGAGAAGATAGAGATAGATTTTATTCATGTATGGATTTGTTTTTGTTCACTTCTAAAGGCAATGAGTTTGATAAAGAAACAAATCCAATAGTAATAAAAGAAGCACTATCTTGGGACATGCCTGTATTAGCACACAAATTAGATTCATATCTAGACAAATATAATGATAAACTTACTTGGCTTTCTGATGATATTAATATTAATGTAGTTAAGTTGCATAGGATGTTGGGTATTAGTGATAAAATTGTAAGTTGTTCAATGGATGAAACAAAAGTAACATTTCATTTTTTAAATTTTTATAACTGTTTTCATGAAAAATTATTGTGTGTTTATGAATTAGGTACTGGATTGTTGGCTTACAGATCACATATTATAACAAATTCTATGTGGGCTCAGCCACATTGTGGTAAAGATGTTACGAATGGGTTTATAGTAAAGATATTTGATGCACCTAAAGATTATTTTTCTAATATAAGTGATGAAAATTTAGTAGATAATCATCATCTTTTATACGAAAAAGTATTTCCGTGGAAAAATGAAGTAGATATTAAAGTTCTCGGAGAAAGAAAAAAGTTTCATGGAATAGCAGATGATCCTTCTTCTTGGTATACTCTTTATGAAACTTTGATATTGAAATATTATGATAAATTAAATTTGACAGAAGGAGATACTGTAATTGACATTGGTGGACATTATGGATTTTTTGATATGTATGCTTTAAATAAAGGAGTTTCTCATATTCATACGATTGAGCCCACTAAAACAACTTTTAATGTTTTATGTAAAAATTTAGCGAAATATAAAAATGTTAAAAAATATAATTTAGCAATTTCTTCTGACAATACTCCCAGAAGGTTTATTTCTATTGGTTCCAGTTCTTGTAATTCTTTTTATGAAACTTATAATAATGATGTAGACAATAAAGAAAATCACGGTGTAAGAAAAGAAGAATTCGTTGATTGTGTTACACTTGACCAATTTATGAAAAATAATAATATTGATAGAATAGATGCATTAAAGGTAGATTGTGAAGGGGCGGAATGGGATATATTTCCGGCTGTTTCTAATGATTTTTTTAGATATAAGTTGAGAAAACTTTCTATGGAAGCACACCCATGTGGCACGAATGAACATGGTGTTGAATATATGAAAGGCAAAGCAAATAGTTTTATAGCAAGATTAGAAGGTCTTGGTTATCAAGTAATTGCTGATTCACAAATAACAGAATCAGGTCAGTTGGGAAATTTATGGGCAACAAGAAAACCAAAAATAAAAATAGTTCATATGCTTGTTGATCCAGACGGAGAAAGGGAAAAAGAATCGATAAAACATCTTATAAAATTGTCTGAATATTCTGATTGGGTATACGAACAAATGATAAATCCTTTATATAAAGATATGCCCCCAAAAGATACATGTGCTAGACCTACTGATGTACGAATGAAACCTGGAGAATATAAATTAACACCCGCTCATTATGGTAATTTTTTAGCTCATAAAACTGCTATAAACAAACATTTAAATGATGAATTTGATGCAGTTTTATTTTGTGAATGCGATGCTATTTTTATAAAACCCGTTCATGAAGTTTATAGATCAATTATGGATAGATTGGATGATATAAATCAACATGATTTGTATTATATGTCTTTCGGAAAAAGAATTCCTGATTGGAAACACGAAGATTATGAGCATTGTGGTGTAACAGATAGAATGTCTGAAGCACATTGTTATTTACTGCCCACAGATAAAAAGAGAAAAGCGTATTTTAGAAAAAAATTAAAAGAAACAAAATGGGACACATATGATTTGTGGTTGAATAATAATATTTTTCCTGATAAGAAATGTGGTATAGTTAAATCTCCTATTTCAATTCAATGTTCAGGCGAATCTTATTTAGACAAATCTTTTAAGGATGGTACAACTTTATTAACAGATGAAGAGATAGAGTATGAAACGTTTTAAATTGTCTCTTGTAACTTCTTGTTACAATGCTGAGTCTTTTTTAGAAGAATTAGCGAGTTCTGTTTTTTATCAAACTTATGATCATTGGGAATGGATTCTTGCTGATGATTTTTCAAGTGATAATACTCGCACATTAATGGAAGAATTAAAAAGAAAAGAGCCTAGAATAAGAATAGTAGAGCCTAGACATAAAAAAGAAATTTGGTGGAATCCACAAATTCATGCTGTTGGTGAAATTGTATGTCATTTAGATGCTGATGATACGATTTTACCTGGAACGTTTGACAAAATAATTTATTATTTTAATTTGTTTCCTGAAGCAGTCTTACTACATTTTAATGCAAATAAGTATTTTAATACTCTGCCTCAAAACACAACAAATCTTTTTGATAATTTTAAAGACAATGTATACATGTCGAGAGATAATAATTCTTTTTTGGAAGGATTTGAAAAGTTGTGGCCCCAACGATCAAACATTTTTGGGTATTTAAGAATATTTAAAAATTTACCAGGATTACGTTTTCCAGAACATAAAGATAATGATGCTTGTTTATCGAATGATGGACAGTGGCTTTTACATTTAGAAAGATATGGAAAATGGTTAACAATACCCAGAACAGCATATCTCGCAAGAGAACACGGAGAATGTGAAAATTTTAGAAACTGGAATCCACGTGGAGAAGCACAATTAGTAATAAATGAAAGAAAAGATAGAAGTGATTTTATATTAGAGTATCCTAGAAACATTAAATATTTTGATGACATCTATGATTTAGCAGAATCTACTTATTTGAGCAAATTGAATTATGAAACAGAGAGACAAAATGTAAGTTTTTTGAATTTTGATTATTCTCAAGAACAAATGTCAAAAGTAAATCAATTATTTTTTGATCACGATATAGTTTTCGAAAAATATCTAGAAAATGTTTCTTATTATTTTGTTAAAATAAATTTACATGATACTCCAGAAACAATAAGAAAACTTATATCTAAATTTCCTGCGACAAATTTTGAATTAAGTTTTTTTTCAGACAATGTACATTTACATCAAAACAATCGTAATCAATCTGATAATATTGAAAATATAAAAGAGGTTATTATATCAGATGGTAGAAGTACTTTTTGGTATGCACAAGATAATAGAATACATTTTATTTCTATGGTTAAGCATATAATAGATGTTCCTGATATTGTTTTGTCTACACGAAATATACATGTTTTAGAGAAAGAAGAGAAAAAAGAAGAAGAAACTAATAATTTAAAAATAATGCAAGTACATGTTGGTTGTGGTCTTGATATTCCACCAAAGGGATATGGTGGATTAGAAGAAGTCATATATCAATATATGAGAGTAGCAAAAAATAGAGGACATGAAGTAAGTTTAAAATGGTTGGATGATATAACACAAAGTGATATAGAAAAATATGATGTGTTTCATAATCATACTGGTGGTTTTTGGAATCTATTAAGAGATAGGTGTATACCTTATATTTTTACAATGCATGATGCTTTTGTAAAAATACACGGAAAAGAGTCTCATTATTACAACACCAACAATGAAACTATAAAAAATTCTTTATTCAGCTTGATTCCAACTGAAGATATGATAGATTATTTTTTATATCCAGAAAAGTTGAGAAGACTTCATCATGGTGTAGATACAAATTTGTTTTTTCCGAAAGAAAATAAAGCACACCCAGAACGATTAATTTGTGTGGGAGGAGGAGATGATAGAAAAGGATTTCATTTAGCAGTTCAGGCGGCAAAAAAGTTAGGAATGCCAATAACAATTGTTGGACCAGATTCAATACATGCAGTTTATAATAAGATATTTTATGATATTGTAGAAGAATGTAGAGGAACTATTTATATAAATGTTACTGGTAATGTAGAAAAAGATGAATTGAAAAATATATTAAATGAACATCACATAATGATTCATCCAGCATCCTTAGAAACGGGTCAGCCGTGTCTTGCGGTATTAGAAGCAATGGCGTGTGGATTGCCTGTAGTTGGAACAATGCAAGATGATATTTCTTTAAAGGGGTTTGAATTATGTACAAGAGAAGTTGATGATATTGTAAATAAAGTTAAAATAATTTTAAAGGATTATGATGAATATTCAAAGAAAGCAAGAGAATTTGCAAAAGAAAGAGATTGGGAAAATATTTTTGATGAATTAGAGAAATATTATTATGAGGCAAAAGAACTAAAATATACTAAACCCTTTGACATGAAAGATAGGTTGTTATTTGCATATCAAAATACAAATGCAGATGGTAAAAATATTTTTGATTTAAATATGCAAAAAAATCCTTATTTAGCTGTTAAAGGAACTATTCCTGGAAACTATAAAATTAATTTTATTGATAAAGATACGAATATAGTTCATTATTCAAATGAAGTTTCTGCTGGAGGATGGGTTGCTTGTGGTATAGATTATTATGTAAATTGGAGAGTTGAAGCAATAAATCTTGAAACAGAAGACATAGAATTTGAATATGAACAAGATTTTAGAAATAAAAATGTTTTTATTTGGTTTGATTCAGTAGCATTAGGAGATACTTTAGCTTGGGTTCCAGTTGTTGACGAATTTCGTAAAAGACACAAGTGTAATATGTATTGTAGTACGTTTTGGAATGATTTAGTATCTAAATCGTATCCTGAAATAACCTTTATAACCCCAGAATCTGGTTTTATTGATTTCGTGTCTTCTTATAGAATAGGTTTTTTTGAAGAAAGTCCCCAATCTCCAGTAGATATGAAAGCAGTTTCCTTACAAGGATTGTGTGCAGGTATTCTTGGTATTAAAGATTTTAAAGAAACAAGATGCAAAATAAACGTTAAAGAAAAAGAAAAGGATCCACAATTATTGAGAAAGCCTTATGTGTGTATTGGTATACAATCAACTGCTCAATCAAAATATTGGAATTATCCAGGAGGATGGGACAAAGTGGTTGACTTTTTATCCAAAAAGGGTTATAATATAGTATGTATAGATAAACACCATTCTTTTGGACAAGGTGCATATTTTAATGAATCACCAAAGAATGTGATAGGTAGACATGAACAAACTATAGATCAAACAATAGCTACTTTAAATGGTGCTGAATTTTTTATTGGATTGGGTTCTGGTTTATCGTGGTTGGCTTGGGCTTTAAATAAATATGTAGTAATGATATCGGGATTCAGCAATCCAGAATCAGAATTCTCTTCAAAATGTTTTAGACTTCATAATGATACAGTTTGCAATAGTTGTTATAATCGACATAAATTTGATCCCGGTGATTGGTTATGGTGCCCAGATCATAAAAATACTGACAGAATGTTTGAATGTACAAAAAGTATTGCACCAAAAAAAGTTTATGATGCTATTGAAGAAGTAATAAAATTAATAGACTAAAATGACCATTAAAACAATAAAACCTCAAGATTTTGCAGTTATTATAGAAGATATTGTTATTAATAAAAAAATGTCTTATTTGGATGCAATATCATATTATTGCGAAGACACAAAGATGGAGCCCGAGACAGTTGGAAAACTTGTTCAAGGAAATTTGAAAGCTAAGTTAAGAGAAGAAGTTACAGCCTTGCATTTTCTCCCAAAATCTGCTACAATACCAGGACTATGATAAAAATGGATCCGTTTGATTGTTATAAAGAATATGTTTCAATCAAGACTCATTTTCATGCTAATAAGTATGATTACTTTAAGCATAAAAAAAGAAAAATCTCATTAAATGCTTTTAAAAAACGCAATGATCAATTCTTTTTTGTAAGATTGTCAAAAAGTTATAAAGATGATGAGATATCAAAATTCTTTGTTGCTAACTTTATTGAAAATGAAAACTTGTGGATAGGCGATGCGCTTGATTCACAAGCAGAAATGAAATATAAAGAATGGCAAAAAAGAATACAAAGCATGAGTTATATTTTTAGCAATGATATTGAAAAATTGTTGAATAAAGAAGATTTTGAAAATTGGTTCAAAGTTGAAAAGGGTCAACATCCTATATTGCTGAAACAAACGATTGCTAAATATGTTTGTATGGAAACTTTTTCCATACTTAATATGATACTTAACTTTGTTCCTGACTGGGATCAAAAGATAAAAGAAACTTTTGTCTGGCCTCAGTTTAGAGATAAAGTTTTAAAATACACTCCATTTTTGGAGGTGGATAAGACGAAGTTTCGTAAAATTTTACGAGACAAAATTTAACATACAACGAATATTCCGATATACGAAAGGTAAATATGGCACAACTATCTGCACTTAAAAAATCCCGCAAATCATTTATGCAAAATCTTCACAAAGAAATTGAGAAGATTGATACTCCTTCTGAATCAAAGAGTTATATTGATGACAGATTTTGGAAGCCAGAAATAGATAAGTCTGGAAACGGTTATGCGGTTATTCGATTTCTTCCTCCAGTAGATGGAGAAGATATTCCATGGGCGAGAGTTTTCAATCATGGGTTTCAAGGACCAACGGGTCTTTGGTACATTGAAAATTCTTTGACAACTCTTGGTAAGAAAGACCCTGTCTCAGAATATAATTCTTCTCTCTGGAATTCTGGAATCGAGGCGAACAAAGAGATTGCTCGTAAGCAAAAACGCCGTCTAACTTATATCAGTAACATTTATATTGTTTCTGATTCAAAGAATCCTCAGAACGAAGGAAAAGTTTTTCTATACAAATTTGGAAAAAAGATTTTCGATAAAGTCAATGATTTGATGAATCCCGAATTTGAAGATGAAACTCCTGTAAATCCTTTTGATCTTTGGGAAGGTGCGAACTTCAAATTGAAAATTCGTAAAGTTGAAGGTTATCAAAATTATGATAAGAGTGAATTTGATAAACCTGTACAACTTGTAGAAGATGAAACTGAGCTTGAAAAAGTTTGGAATTCACAGTATGCTCTTACAGAATTTACTAATGATGATCAATTTAAGTCTTATGACGAATTGAAAGCGAGACTGGATTCTGTTCTTGCAGTAGAAACTCCTCCTATTACCGAGCCTGTTTCTCGACCCACCACTAAACCTAAAACTGCTGAGGAAAATTTTGCTTCAGTAAAAAAGGAAACATCTTCTTCAGAAGATGATGAAGATATGTCTTATTTTGCTAAATTAGCAGAAGATAACTAATCTAATTAATTAGGGGGCCTGGAGTGTCGTTCCAGCGGCACGCCTCCTGATATCAACGTACATTTTCAATTAATCCCTTTCCATTCATATCAAGATAATCCATTTGGCCTTCTGTGAAATAATTAACATCAACGTTATGTACTGATTGATCTTGCATTATTGAGCTACTTGAACCAGTATCTGGTCTGCCAGTGTTTTTTCTTTCTTCATCCAATTTATTTTGCAGAAACTTCAATTTTATAGCATCAAATTCAGCAGAATCCTTACCCTCCAAAACGTTCATATGTCGTGAAACATGTGAGGCGGCTGAAGGGTGAAAAACACCTTTTTCCTGGTACATTCCCTGAGCCCTACCTTCAGCCAATGCTTGCAAATATCCAGAATATAGAGTTTGCATTTGTTCATATGGATCAGCTTTCCCCCCCCAAAAACCCTGCGCGAACCCCGCCACCCCTTTCTTATGAAAAGTGCCCTTTTTTTGGGTAGCTAGTTGTTTAGCCCTATAGTCTGCTGTCTTGTTTGTTTTTGCCAATTCTTTTTCTAAAGGAGTCAATATTTTTTCAACTCCGAATGCTTTCTTAAATTTGGCTCCTGCAAGATCACCAAGTGTTTCTGTTATCCATTGTGCAATAATTCCTACTATTCCACCAACGAATATACCCGCAACTAATCCTAGAGGTCCCAGTCCCATCATTCCTGCAATACCAAAAAGTCCAGCTCCAAACAAAGCCTTTTGGATATAGGGACTATTTTTAAGATATTTCCATAAGGCTGTTTTCATATGATCTGCGAGGGCTCCTCCCTCCGTGCCTTGTGCTTTCAATGCTTCTACTAAAACTGGTCCTCCTATTATTCCAGCACCAGCTCCTAATATCATACCAGCTAACATTCCTGCAGGACCAAAACCAGCAAATGCCGCCGCACCAAATAATCCTGCACCATAAGGCATCAACTTAGCTACGGGTGCGAATTCTTCACTTACAAGATAATTTTTTAAACCTTGTCTGAATGCTTTACCAACATCTTTTTCTCCCGCTTTTTCTACTTTCATCATTTCTTTTATTGTACCAGCACCTATTATTCCAACACCTGCTCCGAGAATTGCTCCAGCTATCATTCCTGCAGGACCAAGAGCCATAAATGTTTTTGCGCCTAAGAAAGCACCTAATCCTCCGGCCCACCCCGTTAAATTTGTCTTCAAATGTTCTTTTACTGCATCAAAGACCCCTTTGGAGTTCACTTTTGATTTATCTTCTGCAAAAATGTGATTTAGTCCAGTTAATGCTCCTCCGAGTATTCCAGCAATTATTGCTCCTCTTGGTCCCAATAACGCAAATCCAAGTACAGCCGCTTTTCCAGCACCTCCAGCCGCGGCCATTGCCAAAGATGTATAACCTTCTCCCCCATGGGCAAAATATGAATCTATAAATCCTGTAACACCACCACTAAAAGTTTTTTGATCAAATCCTGCTTCCATGGCTTGAATTAGTCTAGGTCCTGTAATCATTAAAGCAACACCTCTTGCTAATTTGGGGAGTAATGCTAATCCTAAAGCTCGTGGCATGAATCTTCTTAATCCTCCAGGTATACCTAAGAGTGCAGTAGATAAGAAATTCCCCAACATTCCCATGAAACCTTTTCCGCCACCTGCTCTCATTCCTTTTGGGAGAACCCACTCTTTCTTTTTACCTTTGCTATCCCTGCCCTCAAGTCGGTTTTCTTTATCTCTTTTTATATCATCTTTCTCTTTTTTTCTCCAAAAACCCAACATACGACTTAATATGCTTGTTTGTTCTTTTTCTGGTTCTGTTTCTTTTAGAAGTACATCAGGTAATTTTGTATTAAAAAATTCCAACATACGACTTAATATGCTTGTTTGTTCTTTTTCTGGTTCTGTTTCTTTTAGAAGTACATCAGGTAATTTTGTATTAAAAAATTTACTCATTTCTTTTAATACAACTGTTTGGGATTCTAGTTGTTTTTCTATACCTAAAAACGAATTAGAAGGCTTTGCTTTACCGTTTTTATCTCTATCTCTCTTTAAATCCTCATTTTCTAGTTGTACACCCTGAAGCATGAAACCTTTCATGCTTTGTAATACATCTGTTTGTATTTCTAAATGCGACTGAAGACTAGCAATATTTCCTGCGTTTTGGTCTTTAAGTTCATTAACAAGATTTTGAAAATGTGCATAATTGTGGGGTTTACGTGCCATTAGGTCTTTCTTTGATGTTCTTCAAGTTTTTTATTTTCTTCTTCTACGTGAGCAATTAGCATTTCTACGTATATGTCTCTTTCAAAAGGCATTAAGTTTTCTACTTCTGTTAAACTATATTTATGATGTTGCATCAACTGAAAGGTTAGTTGATAATAATTTGCTAAAGTATTATGACTACAAATCATAAAAAAAAATCACCAATTCCATTTAAAGTTTGTTTTTCATGGCAATTGCATTTTGAACATGTGAATTTAATATCATGTAATAATGCGGGCATTGTACTAAAAAATATTTTAAGTTTTTCAAATTGATCACTTGTCAAACTGTTAATAAATTCATTCATTTCTTCTTTACTGTGTTCATTTGCCGCAAATACTTCATTATTATGGTATATGTTATCAATGCAACTTGTAATAATACCAAATAATTCTTCTACGGCAGAAGCCTCTTCTGTATTTTCTATTTCAGCTAATCGATTGTAAATATCCATTGTTGGATATTTCATTTCAACTGTAATTGTCTCTGTTAGTTTAATATGTTTTGAATGTTCATCGTTTTTAGTGAGTTTTATATCTTTTAGATTTATTTTTATTAGTGTTTGTTCATCACAAAGTTCCCCCTTACTATTTTTACCTTCAGAATGTCTTACCATCAACTCAATAATATCTCCAACAGATTTTGACCTTATGCTTAATAAAGCCATTTGTAAATCAAATAAGGGCAATTGTTCAGCATCAACATTTTCTGATATAATACAATTATTGATTATTTGTTTTGAGGTTCTTACTATTTCTGCTTGTTCTCCCCCCTCCATCGCCATTAATAAAAGTTTTTCTTCTTTGACTAAAAAGGGTCTATATTTTACTTCACCCTTTACTGTCGCCAAATTCATTGTGAATATTGGTGCTTCAATTGTCGGTAAACTCATTATATTCTCCTAATATAATATAATAATTAAAATCCTCTACTGGTATCACCAGTTGCTAAATTATAGTGTTCAGGCTTGTATCTCGTAGGGTGTGTATAGCATGTGAAGAGACTTGTTCCCATTTTCGATATGCAAATGTAACACTAAGTCTTGCATATTCATTATTTTGTCCCCATCCTAAATTTATCGCTCCTACATTTAAAGGAAATGCTTCATTAAATCTTATTCCATAACTTGAAGAGTTGTCTTCTTTATAAGTTCTTAAGAGAATATCACTCGTATAATCATTATAATATGAAGCATCAAATAAATCAGGATCAACTATATCATTTTGCCATTTATCAAAAAATTCTTTCTCTGCCCAACCCTCTGCAGTACATATAAATGTCATTGTAGTATCAATGAACATTTGACCATAACCAATTTTTCTTACGGGACCATATAGTTTATCTTCAACTGTAAGCATAGTTTTACCAGGAAGTTCTGCTTGTTCGCATAAAAAAGCAGAAAAAGAAGATTCTTCTCTTCCAGGAATAAAAACTTCATATCTATTTACTGGTGCTTGCCCACCTTTGGCTTTTAATTTGTCCCTAAAAGTGTTTATACTTAACATTAAATCATTCTCCTACTATCTCCCCAAACAACAAGTTTGTTTTCTTTTTTGAATCTTTCTGTTGGCAAAAATAATGCAATTTCTTTTTCATCATCATCTACAATTACAACCCTAGATGTTATATGTTTATATAGATATCTTTTTACTGTCGGTTTAATTTGTTTAATTCTTGCAAGTCCTTCATAATTTACTGATTTTGACTGATCAATAGCATCCATTAATTTTGCCCTAAGTAATGGTGGTAGATAATGAAAATTTAAACCAAGAAAACCATTTCCATACATTTTTACACACATGATCAACGGAAATCTATCATAATACTTCATTTTCTTTTTAGTTTTTGGATCATAAAAATATGATGCTATTGCACCAGGTGCTATTGTTCCCTTACCTGATTTTTTAGCAGTTTTATAAAATTCATCTGCAGTATCTACTTCACTAAATCTACCTCTTAATTCTGCTCTTAGGGCACCAACTTTCCTACGAAACCACTGTGATGCATTACGTGTTTTTGGTTGTCCTTCGTTTTTTCTTATTGCGTTTTTTAATTTATCTAAAAATGTTTGATTTTGTTGTGCCATAGTTATATTTAGTTAAAAAAGATGATCTTCTGTAATGATTTTGAATCTCCATTTTCTATCATTACAATACTCTGTGGCCGCCTTCCATTTTGCTTCATTTACACCAAATGTATATACTTCAGATAAATATCTTCTAGTGATTCTTTTGGGTTTTTTGGGTTGTGATAGTTGTTTTTTGGGTTTAACTTCTATAACTACACATTCTGTTAAGCCATTTTCTTTTTTTATTTTAATCCAAAAATCAGGAAAATATCTATGTATTCGTTTATCAATAGGGGATTTATAGGGCACAACTATCTCTTCACTTGACCATTCAATAACATCGGGATTGTTTTCACAATAATTCATGAACTTTTTCTCCCATAAAGAGCGGTAAGTTATTTTAGTGGGATCTCCACGATATTTCTTCAAATTTTTTATTTTGTATTTTCCTTTGTAACTCATGCTAAATATTATGTATAACAAGTAAGGAGAATAATGTCCGATGCGACAACCAGATTAAAGTCTGTAATAAATACAAGAACTGGTGTTAAAATATATAGATTTCCAGAAAATATAGGATCATCTACATTAGAACCAGAATCAAGAAAATTTTGTCTATTTCGTTTTCATAATGTAGATGAAAATGGAAATCAAGGACGTACAACTAAATGCGTTGTATTACCTTTTCCAGAAATAAATGATGCAATTAATGTGAAATATGATAATGTTGAATTTGATGTGGTTGGAGCAATTGCGGTAGGAGCCGCGGCAGGAAATATTACTGTAGACCGGTTATCTACTATTGCAAAAACAGGAGTACAGTCTTTTAATAAAAACTCTTTTTCACGAATAGCCGCAGATACAGTATTAGGTGGGACTCCTGGATTAAAAGCAGGAGTTGCAAAAGGATTAAACTCAATACAAAATCCTTATATTTCAAGTGTATTTAATAGTACAGGGTTTAGAGATTTTTCTTTTTCCTTTGTTCTTATACCGAAAAGAGACATTGAAAGTCAAAATATACAAGATATTATTACAACTTTTAAAACAGCAATGTTACCTGAAAAGAAATTAGTTAAACCTGGAGAAAGAAATGCAGGACAATCTACGGGTATTTTAACAATGCCAGATAAAGTTGATGTTACTTTTTTTCCTACTACAGAAGAATATAAAAGAAATGAATCAATAATAAAGATTACAAATGCAGTTGTATCAGATTTTACGGTTGAATTTTCAGCAGGAACACAAAATCCTACTTTTTTTAAAGAAACAGATGCTCCTTTATCTGCTACATTAAGCGTGTCAGTTAAAGAAACTGAAATTTATACCAAAGAAAGACTTGTAAAAGATTATCCACAATATAGAGAGGATTTTAAAGAATAAGATGGCAATAGCTAATTTAGATAAACTATTAGGAAGTAAAAAAAGATTTGAATATCCTAAAGGTATGGGAACTATTAAAGGTTTACATCATTTTATGGTAATAAAAGAATTAAAATGGACCTCTCCTAAAAAAACAGATGATGCATTTAATGGACAAACAAATTTTGAAAATATTACTTCTGGTGATGAATCAAAAAATTTTTATGAAATAGGAAGAAATTTTGTTTTACATTTACCTCCCGGCTCATTAAAAACACAATATTCTGCTGATTATGCTGATGTAAATTTGGGTATTTTTGGAGATATATTATCTCAAAATGCAATGCAGATAACAGAAGACTTAAAAGAACACTTTACAGATTTTGCAAAAGGAGACACGGGCTTTATACAAGATACAATGAACATGTATAAAAATATAGGAAAAGATATATGGAATAAAGTTACACCATATGTAGATAGTAAAGATTTTGGAAATGATTTTGCCAACAGAATTAAATTTAACGTAGTATCTGCTGTTGGTTCTTTAGCCCCTTCAAATGCAAAAGGAGAACAAATAGCATCTATGTCTATGCGGGCGGCAAGAAATCCATATACTTCTCTTATATTTACAGGAATAAAAAAATTACGAACACATAATTTTAATTTTGAATTTAATCCTAAAACGGCACATGAATCTGAAACTATTATGTCAATAATATTAAATTTAAAACATGGAATGTTACCAAGTTTGTCTACATTAAATTTAGGAAAAGAGAGTAAAAAAGAGATTCCAGTACAAATTGAACGCTCACTGGGCCCGCACATATCTAAAGAAAAAACTGTAACTATTAAAAATGAAATGAATTCTGCTTTTTTTACTTTTCCTTCTAATTATAGAATTCAATTTTTTAGTAAAGGCCAAGAAAATGAATATTTATTTAAAATAGGGAACTCTTTTTTAGTATCACTTAAAGCGAAATATTCTCCTAAATTTTTTGAAGAAAACGGAATGCCCCAATCAATAGGTTTACAGCTTCAATTTAAAGAAAACTTTGCTCTCGATAGATCACAAGCGGAGACTCACTAATGTCAGACTTTTTTAAAAATTATAAATCATTTTATTACAATATCGATAAAGTTAAACCCATTACAGGGAAACTTGCAACAAATATATTATCTAGAGCAAATTTAGTTAGTGGTATTTTAAAAAATGTTAGGTCGTATTATCCATATAGAATAAAAGAATACGAAAGACCAGATGTTATAGCAGAACAATATTACGGAAATAGTGATTTAGTTTTTCTAATATTTTTAGCAAATAATATTCAAGATCCATTGTATGATTGGCCACTGTTTGGAAACGAATTAACAAACTTTATTAAAGAAAAATATGGATCGGTTGATTCTGCAAGAACAGGTGTACATCATTATGAACAAATAATAAGGAGTGAAGTTAATAAAACAGCGGATACTCCTAAAGTTTTAGAAAAAGTTGTAGTTGTTAATAAAGAAACATATGATCTTCTTGATGAAACAAAAAGAAAAATAATATACAATTATGACTATGAAATTATAAAAAATAATGCAAAAAAACAAATTGTTTTAATAGAAAACATTTATACTAAACAAATTTTACAAGAGCTAAGAAGTCTTTATGCTAGTTAGCAGGATATAATATGACAGAACAAAATGTTATAGGACAGCCCGATTTTTCTAAAAAAAATTCAAAATTTAGTACTGAATCGGATTGGAAATTAACTTTTATAAATTATAGGGGAAGACAGTATACAGTTGACTCTGATGAAAATTCATCGATTTTAGGTTTTTCAATAAATGAATCTTTATTTGAAAGCAATGTTATAACTGGTGATATAAAAATACTTGATGCCGCTGGATTAGATGAAAGAATTCCTCTTATTGGACAAGAAAGAGTACGCATACATCTAAAAAATCAATTATTGGGTGGACCGGATTGGGATGCTGAATATACGATTATTAAAAGATCATCCACTATCGAAGACGGAACAGTAAAGTTTTATGTATTAGATTTTTGTTCAGATGAATTTATTGCAAATTTAAGAAATAGAGTATCTAAATCGTATAAGTCACAGTTGGCTGGCCACATTGTTTCAGACATATATGAAAAATACATACAAGATGATATATTTGTGAAAAACAAAAAAGTGTTACATTATGACGAAAAAGGGGATTCGGATGGAACTTTTTTTGGAATGCATTTTGTGTTTCCTACAATAAGACCTTTTAAAGCAATAGACATGGTTGTTAAAAAATCTGTTGCTTCAAATGTTGAAATGAGGCGACAAGAACAAAGTGCAAATTTCGGAAAATTTTTATTTTATGAGAATAAATTCGGTTTTTATTTTAAAGCATTATCTGATTTATTACATCCTTTAGTAACTACATCACAGGCTGAAATTGAAGATTCAGATAATCTAAAAGCACTAGAGGCCACCGGTCAAGATTTTGGGCTTCAGGATGCTCTTAGAAGGGAAAAAGGAAAAAGAATATCTTCTCCAGCCGTGACAACATCAGCAGATATTCCAGTAGCTTCTTATGTGATAAGACCAGCAGACCATATTGGTATGAAACCAGAACAGAAAGAATTTTTAGTTATTCGTTTTAAGTTACAATCTACATTTAATGTTTTAAATAATTTAATAGAAGGAATGTATTCTGGAAGATTGCTGACATATGATCCGACAACTCAAAGAATAGGTTCTATAAATCAAGCATCAGCTACTCCCTATATTGATCCTTCTTCTGATGATAATAGATTTACTAATGCTTTATATAAAGCAAATCATAAGGTAACTTATTATGAATATGATTATTACGACCAATTTTCAAATTTTAGACATATTGGTGGGGGTAAAAATCCCTTAACAAACGATAAGCATTATGGAATAGATAAAACCGAAGCATTCTATAAGTATGTGTCAACAAATTTTAATCATAACGAAAAAATGATTACAAAATTATTACAAAACGTTATGACAGATAATGATAAAGGTGCTATTTCAGTAGATAAGCAAGTAGAGAGATGGTTAATTCAAAGCTATTCTCAATCAAGACAAATGAAAAATATAATAACACAAATAACTGTTCCTGGAGATCATAATAGAGTTGTTGGGGAAATAATAAGTTTAAAATATCCTTCAAATTATTATCCAAACGAGGAACATTCTTTCTATACTGGGTTTTATTTAATAACAAAAATTTCACATACAGTATCACAGCATGGAAGTTATTTAACAACGATGGAATTAGCAAAAGACGCATTATTTTCTAGACTTGTAAAAACGTTAGGACATGGGGAAGAAGGTTCAATTTCTAGAGAATTGGATATAACAGAAGAGAATCAAGAAATCTTAGACCTAATGGATTCTGGTATAAATGTGGAGAATGTGGCATGAGTAGTTCAGATATTTTAAATGCAAATGATATAAAAGATTTTATGGGAACCGAGAGTTTTATTTGGTTCTATGGTGTTGTAGAAGACAGAAAAGATCCGCTTTTTCTTGGAAGAGTTAAAGTACGATGTATTGGATTTCATACAGATGATAAAGATTTAATACCAACAGAAGACCTTCCTTGGGCCGATATTATTCAACCAATAACTTCTGCGGCAATATCTGGAATTGGTACTACCCCTACTGGATTAGTAGAAGGAACACATGTATTTGGTTTTTTTAGAGATGGACTAGAAGCACAAGAACCAGTTGTTTTAGGAACATCTGGGGGCATACCTGAAAATTTTTCAAATCCGGATAGAGGGTTTAATGATCCTAGATCAATTAAAGAAAGAAAAAATGCTCCCTATCCTCCTCTTTATATTGATAGATTTGTTTCGGGTATTCCTGCAAAGGTTATAGAACATTCTCAAGTAGATGAGTTATCATCTTATGAATTTGTTGGAGAAACTCCAATGAAGGGTGGTAAAATATGGTACGGAAAAAATCAAGATGAATCTAAAATTCAAGCAAGTATCTATAAACGTAAAGATACAGATAAGCCATCAGATAAACCTGAAAAAGCTAATACTGCACCGATGTTGAGATCCCAACTTTATTCTAGAAATCCAGATGAAAATAGAATGATATTTGATGGAAACGGTATTCCA